GTATGGGGGAGCGTGTGGCCGCGTCATCGGTCGGGAGGTTGGGGCAATCCCGCCCGCTGCCGCCGGTCGGATTGCTGGGCAAGAAAAAAGCCCCGCAAAAGCGGGGCTGAGTTCGGAGTGGCCTTTAACGGGACTATTTATTGTCTTCTACTTTGAGAAGGGTGGCAAGCTCTTGTTCGGTTTTCCCGGCGAATAATTTTGCCAGACTGGCCAGCCCGCCGGTGATAACGCCCTTCTGATTCTCTGGCACAGGGATAGGCTTTGGAGCTGGCGGTTCATCCCGCCCGCCCGCCCTGGGCATCTCCTTGATTACCGCCTTGGCGGTTCCCTCGAGGTCGGCGAGCTCGTGCCGCGTGAGAGGGTCTCGAGAGGTTTCATCATCGGGGATATCAAAGTCGTTTGCTTCATCCTCCGATTCAATGCCCGCAGCGCGCATCCGCTCAAGAGAACGTTCTTCGCGGAGCATCGCGCGCATACGATCGTGCATGGTGGGACCGCTACGGGTTTTGTAGCCGAGCGGGAGTACACGAGGCTTAGGGTCCGGTTTTTCATAGCGATTTCCCTTTGCCAGTTTTTTGAGAGCCGTTTTTAACGTCATGTTAGCCTCTGCTAAGTTGTGTTGCACCTGGCGTCAAGATGTTAGGTCAGGCTTAGAAGGTTCGGGAGGTCCCCACTTTCTGCAGGAGCCTACGGGCCTGAATGGAGTGTTTGGCCAGGACATAAAGGTTGTCAGTGTCTTCCACCGCGAATATTCGAGTGGTTGGATCACACGTAACGAAAGACGAGTTGAGAGCCGGTTCACCCGAGAAAATCCGAGCCATGTGCCAATGGTCCAGTGCGGGGTCTCGGAATTCGCCAGCAACAGAAGACTCGGCCCGTCGATATTCGTCGTAACGATCCTGGTAGCCGAAGCGTGCGTCAGGAGAAGCATGAGCCGCGTACACCTCCTTGTTTAGGATTTCCTGCTGGCCGATGGTTTGGAGTTCGACTTGGAAGAAGTCGTCCTTGGTGCGGCGGTTCCAGTGGCGCGGGAGCCCTTGCGCGTAGATTGTTTTGGGCCGAACGGTGAGGAGGGAGAGGACGTACCCGTGCTCCTCAAAGAAGCGAAGGTATCGATTAGTTCGCATCGCAGAAATTCCATGCCCGCGCATTTCCCCGACGGGTGAGTCGCCCTCAGCCGTTTGCAGAACCTCGCTAAATTGTATAATTTCTTTTCCACCGCCAAGATATTCTGGTCGCTGGAGTCGAGCGTCGGAAGAAGTGACGCCAAGGTAGCGGAGGTACTCAGTGTAGCGTGATCCATAACGGGCTCGTGCCTCCTGGAAGCGTTGCATTGCCAGGGCTTCTCGCAGGTCGTTGACCGAGATCCCGGAAGCCGAAGCGAGATCTACGACCACTGATGAGAGATCCGTACGCATATAGGGCCGTCTGGAAGAGCCGACAGCGCCTGCTGTGTTGGGTATGTTTTCGATATTGATGGCCGTCCCGTCGAAGCTTGTCATCGTCGACGCGACAAGGTTGTCTTCCCCACTGTTCACACCGAAGTCCGCACCTTGATCAGACGCGTTCGCGCCGGTCTTGATAGTCAGCCCTAGAACGGGAGCTTCCGTTTGTAGGAGTGGGGCCTCGTCCCCGATTGGGATGATGATATCCGCTCCTTTTTGTTCGAAGTCGCGAGCAGAGGTGAAGTAGTCCTTTTCCCAGGCAGCATCAGCGAGGGTAACAGCAGTAGTGCTGTCAGCGCCAGAAGCGAGAGAGAGTGCCCGAGCAGAGACGAGATCCTGATCACGATAAAACTCGTTGAAGATCGCATTATACGCCCGGAACGGTAGTGCCGAGGTGACAAGGTTGTTCACCCCAGTAGGGACGCCAAGATAGTCCGCCAATGAGTTAATGGCGGCTCCAGACCCCCCGCTATGAGTGATGGTAGGAAATACAGCGTCATTAAGGCCGTCAGGACCACCAGTAATAAAATCTTCGAACTCCTCCCAGATGAGCCGGAACGGTACGAAGAAATGATGCACTTTGACAGACACTGGGTGCATAACCGGTGCGAGTAGAGGAAGCGTCCGCAAGAGCAACGTTGTGCCATGACGGAAAGAGTCTCCTGGCAGAACTTCAGTGATGCCGATCGGGACGAGCTTCCCCATCGTGGTAGACAGAAGCTTGTGATACGAGAGTGAGAATTTATTGCGTTTCATGTAAGCGATCCTTTTTCTTGTAGCGGTTGTGACGCGAGACAAGATTCAGGCGACGCCCTTCCGTTACAGCAACTAGCGTCTTCTGGAAAGACGCCGAATTTTCGAACGCAGCTTTTCGCACAAGGTACATCTGTTGCGCCATTTTTTCCATCGTAGCCGGTGGCGCATTTGGGTCTCTCCCTACGTATTGTCTGAGCTTTCGCCGAAGAAACCTCCCTAGGGGGAGGGTTTGTTTACCGCTTCGCAGCTGGGTAGGCACATCGTCGCCTGTGTATCTACCCTGATTATCGGTACAGTGTTCGAGCAGCCCGTCAGCAACGTCGTGCATAAGGTCAGCGCCAATGCCGGGGCGACGAGACATGCGAGAGAATTCAGGGTGACGCCCTCGTAGAAGCGACGTGTCCAGACTGTCCGTGAGCTTCTTGGTGGTGTATCCCGCGATATACGCGGCCGAGTAAGGAGTGATGTCACCGAGGTCGACCAGCCCACGACCCCAGATATGCTTGATGGTGTCGCACGGAGGGCAGCAGTGATTGCGAGTCTTCGAGTAGCGAGAACGTCCGTAGTGGCAGTACGGGTAAGAGAAAAGCGCCGCGTGATAATGCGGCCTCTGACTTTCGCTCCCGTACTCACCCACCAGAAAGTAGCGTATCCTCTGGGGCTCCAATGCCTTCCGGAGACGCTTGAGAAAATCGCGACTGTGTCTTGGATCCAGCGACGAGTCTTTCGGCATATTTTTCTCGTCGTAAGTGAGTGTGACGAAGGCCGATTGTTCATGGTCTTTTGCCTCTAGCATTATTCTCGATTGCCAAATGCGGCGTTGAGACACGCGGCAGGGGAGGCACCGGCCGCAGCCGAACGCCAGCCCCTTACGCGTGAACGGGTTATCGCAGGCCGTCATTTACATCCTATAGCCGATCCGCATACGGCCAGCGCGACCGCGACGACGCCCGAAGCTACGACGACCGCGCCTGAAAGAGCGCCGAGAACGACGACGACGATATGCCATAGGTCTTCTCCCTTGCTATCATAACGCAGCACGAATTTCAGGTAGAGGTGTTTCATCGATGGCGGTAATTGCGACCTCTGTCGCGGCCTCTAAGCAAGCGCATTCCTATAAGTCTAGCATGGTCCTCGAAAGGGATGCCCCCGGTGTCCCGGTATTGGAAGTCGACGAAGCGGTTGCGAACGCCTTCGATGTAGTCTGAGCTTTCCCCGTAGCGGTTTTCCGCGTCCTGCGCGTCCGAGTAGTTGGGATCGTGCATGGTGTTTGTCCGGGTGCCCTCGCGGAGCCCCGTGTGGTTCGGAGGAGGTGGTGGTTGGAGAGGATCGGAGGAGCGACGATAGGCCGGTGGTGACCCGGTACGATTGACACGTGTCGATAGTATTTGTTCTTTGAGATGAGCGTTTTCGAGAACCGCACGTTCTTCTGCGAGTGTTGCCATAGTCCGTGAGTGCTGGTCCGTTGCACGATGAAGAGCGTTGTCCACGGCTTGGCCCGCGGTGGAGAGGCTGTCGCCCAGATTGAGCGATTGAGGCGAATATGACGGACCCTGAAAGCCGATCGCAGCGAGAGGATGGATGCCCGACCTTTTTGCATCAGCGACCCTCCATGATAATCCGTGTTGAGCGAATTGCTTCTGGAATTTGGTGTTCTTGCTGTTGTTCCAGATATTAGCGGCGGCGTTGATTCCAGCACCTGCTATAGCACCCCACATATTTTTCTCCTCGTTAATTCTAACCGGGGGAACAGGACCAAGTGTCTGGTCCCATTCCCCCGTACCCCCTCGACCCCCTACTTGCAGGATATCGAGCTATCACGCGTGAGCCTACGTCCTCCACCTTTGCCGAAGCGACGGAGAGCGTGCAGGACCTCGCGGCGTTGTTTGCGGCGTACGCAGACTAAGACCTGCCGTGGAGCCTCGAAGCGAAGGCGACCATTGAGTTTTTGCGTGAGAGTATTGGCGAGACGGTTCCGCCCGCGAACGGTCGCTGGGGCGGAGTGCCGATCGGGATGATGGCGACGACGATCGGCGAGAGGTTGAGCAGGCGACGGTACGACGACCGGGCGCAGTTTTAGTGGTGTAAAGAGTGAACGAGCAGCCTGAGGTGTATGGTGGCTAGAGATCGATGAGGAGTGATCTCGCTCGTCGGCCCGGTGTCGGCGTCGCCTTGCCATGTTGTACTGACCCTTTGGTGTCAGTTAGCGCAGTGAGCATCAAGGGAGAGACTGCGCATTGCGGTAGTGTGATTTGCGGGACCTGTAAACTTGTATGGGGGAGCGTGTGGCCGCGTCATCGGTCGGGAGGTTGGGGCAATCCCGCCCGCTGCCGCCGGTCGGATTGCTGGGCAAGAAAAAAGCCCCGCAAAAGCGGGGCTGAGTTCGGAGTGG